ATGGCCGACTCGGCATTCCAAATCCAGTACCGCCAGGAGTTCATCGCCCAGTTCGAGCAGGGGGTCTCATGGCTCCGGACCATCTGCACGACTGAAGCGGTGATCAAAGGCAACCAGGCGATGTTCCTGGTGGCCGGCTCCGGCGGTGCAACCGCCGTCACGCGCGGGCTCAACGGCAACATCCCGCCCCGCGTCGACAGCCTCACCCAGGTGCCCGCCACTCTCATCGAGTGGCACGACAAGCCCCAGCGCACCGAGTTCAACATCTTCGCCTCCCAGGGCGACGGCCGCCGCATCATGCAGATGTCGACGGTCAAGGTGATGAACCGCAAGATCGACCAAGACATCCTGGGGATGCTCGCGGGCGCGTCGAACAATCTCGGTTCGGCGCAAACCATGACTCTTGCTTTGGCCACCCGTGCGCTAGCGCATCTCGACCTGCAGGATGTCGACACCACCGAGGAAGACAACATGTTCTTCGTCGGTTCGCCCGCCATGCGGGCCTACCTCATGCAGATCCCCGAATTCCAGAAGTCGGATTACGTCGAGATCACGCCTCTGACCGGGGCATCGCGACGGTTCCGGCGCTGGGCGGGTTTCAACTGGATCTTCCATCCGCACATCCCCGGCGTCGGCACCTCGGCCGAGCAGTGCTTTGCGTTCCACCGCGATGCCGTGGGTCACGCCGTGAACACCGGCGAGATGGATGTCCGCGCCGGCTACAACGAGGAGAACGCCTATTACTGGGCGCGCTCCTCGATCTTCATGGGCAGCGCCTTGCTGCAGAACGCCGGTGTCGTCGTGGTCAACCACGATGGCTCGAAGTACACCTGACGGGAGAGCATCATCATGGCTTACACCACGAATACGCTCTCCTATCTCGGCGGCGGCCTGGTCGAAGGCGCCTGGAAGGAATGGGCCTATATCACGACCGATTCCGTCCAGACCGTGCTCGGTTCCGGCTACATCACCGACGCCGCCGTCTCGACCGGCGGCAAGGGGATGGGCGTGGGCGATCTCGTCTACGTCATCAACCAGAGCCTGCCCGGCGCCTTCACACTGCAGGTGGCGTCGATCTCCAACGGCGCGGCGACCCTGGGGGTTCCACCCAATGCACCGGGTGAATCGACCGTCTTCGGCGGTTCCACGCAGGGGACCTCGCTTGCGACTTTCGCCGAGGAAGGCAACCTCTACCGCAACGTCGGCAATCCTATTGCCAGCAACGGCGCCGACACCACAGATGACATCCTGGCCGGCATCGTGATCCCGGCCGGTGCGTTCGACGTGGCCGGCCGCGGGCTCTGCATCACCGCGCAGGGCATCACCGGAGCCACCACCAACAACAAGCGCTTCAAGCTGTGGGCGAACCCGACCATGTCGGGACAGACGACGACCAACGGCGTGATCTCCGGCGGCACGGTGACCTCGGGCACCACGATCTGCGATAGCGGCGCGTGGGTCAACGGCACCACGGCGAACAATGCCGCGGGATGGTCGGCGATGGCCAACCTGTTCAAATACGGCGCCGCCGGCTCGAATACGCAATACGCGCAGGGCGTACCCATTCTCGGCACCCTGCACGGCGGCATTCTCGCCCCCGCCTTCCTGACCATGGCGGAGAACGCCGCGATCTCCCTCGTGGTCACCGGCTCGTCCTACACGACCGGCGCCGCGAACGACGTCAAGCTCGACTTCTTCGAAGTCAACGCGATGAATTGACCGCCGCCAATTCGCTGTTGCGAACTGTCGCGGTTCGATCACGGCCGGCGGAGCGATCCGCCGGCCTTCCAGTTTTCAAAAAGGATCGATCATGACCCACACGAGAGGGACCTGACCCATGTCCTTTCAGAACCAGGCCGGCATCGACGCCGAGATCAACGCCCAGCTTCCGAGCAACGACGCGGGCACGATCACGGCCGCCGCCTTGCGGCAAGTCCTTCACGACATGAATGCCGTGGCTTTTCAAGTCGCGTCGTCGCAAGGTTTGACGTATTCGGTCTTCCAATACGGCGCCGCCGGGGACGGTTCGACGAACGATGCGGCAGCATTCAATGCCGCTCTGGCGGCGAACGCCTATGTGGTGGCGCCGCCGGCGAGCTATCTGGCCGGCACGCCTCAGATCGTGGTCCCCGCCGGCGCCACCCTGGAGACCTTCCCGGGCGCCTCGCTGTATTATGCCGGTCCAGGCCTCGCGCTCAGCCCCGGCGGCGCGTTCATCACCAAGGCCTATGGCGACCAAAAAGAGCAATGGCTGTGGGCGCGATCAATCGGCGGCACGCGCTCGACGACCCAGGACGCCTTGGGGATCGGGGGGCGGACGTCCAGCTTCAACTTCGGCTTCGTCAACGTCGCCGATAACGGGCAGACCGCGGGGATCGTCAATAATCTCGTCAGCTTGCAGGAGTTCGGATCGTCCACCGCCACCGGGGCCCGGCAAGCTCTCCTCGGCTATGTCTATCAAACCGGGATCACGAGCAGCTCGAACACTTTCCGGGATTATGTCGGCGGCGTTTTCGTCGGAGAGACAAATACCGGCGACGGCGGGACCCTCGGCGCCGAGCTGGGCGCCTATTTCGGCGGGAACTCCCAATCCCGGCTGAACGCGGGCGCCGCCCACGTCTTCAACGCGAGTGCGCACGAGTTCGACGTGTTCAACGCCGCCGGATGCTCGATAAAGTACAACTGGGGCATCAACATCTGCTCGTACAATGCGGTGCAGGGTTCCTCGAACGACGCGGCCATCGCGATTTACAGCGGCAACTCGAATGCCAGCAATGGAAATACTTATGGCCCGGGCGCCGGCTTCCATTTCGGCATTTGTTTCGCGGAGGTGGCCGACATCGGGCGCGCGCCGGTCGATTCCGGAGCGACGTTGATCGGGACGCACCTGGAAACGCTGAGCACGTTCAGCGCCGCCACCGGCATCGACCTCACCAAGTTCGTATTCTCCGGCAACGCGTTCCAGAGCAACAACTTCGCGATCTCGCAGGCCGGCGCCATCTATCTCGGCGGCAACAAGGTGCTCTACAACAGCAGTGGTTACGTCATTGCCGACGATTTCGCCGGAAACTCCGCGCTTCTGATCGGCTCGTCCGGCAATTCGGACCCGACCAATTACTATCGCAACACCACCCACTATTTCCAAAACATCGGCGGCACGACGAATTACATGGAGGTTGCCGCCGGCGGCATTTCCTTAGGAGTCCCCCTGGTCAACCCGACCATCAACGGCGATACGTCAATCACGGTCAGCGCGCTGGGCGGCAACGGCGGCGCTCCGAATGCCTCGGGAGACGGGCTCGTCATCCAAAACCTGCTCGCCGCGAACGCTTCGGTGCAGCAATATTCTCCGAATCTGCATTTCATCGGCCAGGGCTGGGCATCCACGCCGGGGGCATCGCAGCAAGTCGATTGGCTGATCACCAATGCACCGGCGGCGGGAACCTCCCATCCGACTTCGGCTTTCAACTTCTCCTCCCAGATCAACGGCGGCGGCTATGTCGTGGAGCTGTCGCTGCAGTCCAACGGGAGCGCGACTTTCGGATCCGGCAGCGGCAACACCATCGTCGTGGCGTCAGGGGCCTACGGCAACAACCTGGGAGCGCAATTTACGGTGCAGGTCGGCGGCTATGGTATCGGCGGCTTTGGGAACACCTGCGCGCTCTTGGGCGGGAGTGCCACCAACGTCATGGCGCTGAGTGGATATTATGGCCTTAGCCTCTATACCGACAATGTTGCAGCACTGACGTTCGACACCAGCCAGAATGCGACATTCTCGGCCAGCGTCGTCGCCGGCGCCGCGACCGGCGGCGCGCTCGGCGCCGGCAAGATCAACGTCGCCGGCGGCATCTACCTCAACAACACCGCCTATACGAACCCCGACTACGTGTTCGAAAAGCATTTCACCGGCGCAATCGAAAAGTTCGCGAAACCGCAACCCGGCGGCTCGGCATGGGGCAACCGCCGGCGCAAGAGCTACCCCGGATTGATGCCGCTCCACGACCTGCAAAAGCATGTCGAAGCGAATCTGCGTCTGCCCGGCATCGACGACGATCCGACCGACATTTTCGAGCGCGCCGACATCGCGCTCGAAAAGCTCGAAGAACAGGCCCTCTACATCTTCGAGCTGCACGACCGCGTGGCACGGCTGGAGCAACACCGAACAGGAGATGATGCATGATCGACTTCACCACTGCGCTCAACGACCTCGATGGAGCCGCCATCAGTGACGGCACCGAGGCGAGAACACCTTTCACGCTCGGCAATGCCGCGGTGCGAGCGCTGGTCATTCCCTATGAAGACGAGCGCAGTCTTTCACCGGAGGAGAAGTTCAGGCGCGGCGAGCTCGCCTCCCGCATTCACAACGCAGGGGTGGGGGCAGCGGCGACAGGCCGACTCAGCCTGAAGTCCGAGGAAATCACGCTGCTCAAGAAGCTGATCGGCAAGGCGTATAGCCCGCTGATCGTGTTCCGGGCATGGCCGCTGCTCGATGCGGCCGAGACACCGCACGAGGAGTAACCGAATGTCGGGCGATTTCGGTCCTGATTTTGCCAATGGCAGCATCAACCAGCTCTTCATCTACAACGAGGCGCTCGGCCACCTCGGCGAACGCCGCCTCGCCAGCCTGTCCGAGAACCGCGAGCCGAGACGCGTGCTCGACAGCTACTGGTCCGAGGCGGTCGCCTATTGCCTGAGCCAGGGGCTGTGGAAGTTCGCCAAGCGCACGGTACAGATCGACAATGACGCCGCGCTGACCCCGCAGTTCGGGTTCAATTACATGTTCGCGATTCCCGCGGACTTCGTGCGGGTGATCCTGGTCTCGACCTCGCCGGACATGGACCCGCCGCTGCTGCAGTACAGCGAAGAGGCGGGATTCTGGTATGCGAACCTCACGCCGATCTACGTGGCCTATGTCTCCAACGACGCGACCTATGGGCTGAACCTCACGGCGTGGCCCGCCCACTTCGTCGACTATGTAACGCTGCGTCTCGCCCGTTACAGCGCGTTCCGCATTACCGGCGACGCCAGGATGCGCGAAGAGCTCAAGCAGGCCGAGGATCGTGCCCGGCGCGTCGCCAAGGCCGAGGAGGCCATGGACGAGCCGCCCGGACTGCCCCCGGTGCCGTTCTGGGCTCGCGCCCGTCGGGGTGCCTTCGGGCCGGGCGGACTGTGGCTCGGCGGCGGCACCGGCGGCTCGGTGGTCACCGGACCGGAGGGAGACGACTGATGAAGAGCGCATCCATCCCACCGGATGATCCGTGCCGCCCTCGCCGGCTTTCTTCTTTCCCCTGCCTTTCCGCGGGCGCCCTATGAAGATCAACGCTCCACTCTATTCGCTCAATGCCGGCGAGGTCTCCAAGATCGCGGTCGGTCGCGTCGACATCGCCAAGCTCCGGATGGCGGCGGAGTGCCAGCTCAACTGGCTGCCATACGTGGTCGGCCCGATGATGCTGCGGCCGGGACTCGTGTATAGTGGCGAGATCCTCGACGACAGTCCCGCCAAATTGATGCGGTTCGTCTTTTCCAAGCTCGACACTTCCATGATCGAGCTCACAGCCAACCAGATGAGAGTATGGATCGACGAGGTGCTGCTGACGCGGCCGTCGGTCGGCACCGAAATCCAGGACCCCTATTTCACCAACACCGGCGCCAATGCCGGCGCGTGGTCGACCGCGAACACGACGGTGGGCGCCAGCGTCACCATCGCCAAAGACGCGACCGACGATCATGGCTCATGCGTCCTGACCTGCACGCCGGTCGGCGGCCTTGCTCAGGCGCAGCAGACCGTGAACGTCTCCCCCGCTTATCAGGGCCTCGAGCACGGCATCCGGATCGTCATCACCGACGGCCCCGTGACCCTCCGTGTCGGCTCGACGGCCGGCGCGTCCGACCTGATCGCGCAGACCGTGCTCGACACCGGGACGCATTCGCTGTCGTGCACCCCCATCAGTTCCAGCTTCACCGTCCAGATCGAATCGACCGACCAGTGGAACAAGACGCTTACGCAGTGCTCGATTGAGGCGGGCGGCACCGTCATCCTGCCGACGCCGTGGGCGGCGGCCGATCTTGCCAACATTCGCTACGACCAGTCCGGCGACATCGTCTATGTGGCCTGCTACGGCCAGGCACCGCAAATGATCCAGCGCCGCGGCGTCCGGCCCGGCGCGCGGGGCTGGTCGGTGGTGCTTTACAAGGTCAACGACGGGCCGTTCAACAACCTGCCGGGCAGGCAGGCGAACTTCACGCCGTCGGTCTATTACGGCAATGGCACGCTGACTTCCGACAAGCCGTGGTTCCAGCCTGGACATGTCGGCGCGCTGTTCCGGCTGTTCTCGCCCGGGCAGAACAATCAGGCCGTCCTCGGTGCCCAAAACGCCTTTACGAATCCGGTGCGGATCAGCGGCGTCGGCAACGACCGCGAGATTTCATGGATCGTCAGCGGCACATGGTCCGGCACCCTCACCCTGCAGCGCTCCCTGGTTGGTCCGACCTCCGGGTTCACGGTGGTCGCGACGGCGACCGCGAACGGCACCTACAATTACAACGACACCAGCTCCGACCTCAACGACAACGTCATCTGCTGGCTGCGGGTCGGCTTCGTCAATTCCGGGGATTATGTCAGCGGCGCCGCGACCGTATTGTACGGCAATTCGAGCGGTAGCGGGCAGGGCGGTGCTTCTACCGGGGCCGGCGTCCAGGCCGGCGGTCAATACGGCATCTGCCGCGTCACCGGCTATGTCTCCCCGACTGTCGTCGACATCGAAGCGATCAATGCCCCGGAATCGGTAAGTATCGGCGCAATGACGCCGTTCTCCTCATTGGCTGGAACGCTGAACTGGGTGGAAAGTCAGTGGTCCGGGGTCGCCGGCTGGCCGACCTCCGTCGCCTTCCACGAAGGACGGCTGTGCTGGTTCGGCGGCGGCCAAGTCTGGCTTTCGGCCTCAGACAATTTCACGAATTTCGCCGATATCAACCTCGACGGCACCTCGACCGGAGACGGAGGCGCCATCAATGTCACGCTCGGCTCGGGGCCGGTCGATACGGTGTCATGGGGGTTGTCGCTCACACGGCTCCTGATCGGCCGCGAGCAATCGATCGGGTCATGCCGATCGTCGAACTTCGATCAGCCGGTCACACCCACCGGGATCGTGATCCGGGACTGCTCCGACCAGGGCGCCCAGCGGCTTCCGGCCATCAAGGTCGGCACGCACGGCGTGTTCGTGCAGCAATCGGGACGCAAGGTCTACGAACTCGCCTTCAGCGGCCAGGAGATGGATTATGACGACCGCGACCTGACGCGGCTCAATCTCGATATCGGCCTGCCCGGCTTCGTCGACATCGACAAATCGACCCAGCCGGACAAGATGATATGGCTGCCCCGTGGCGATGGCCAGGCCGCGTGCCTGCTCTATGACGCCAAGGACGAAGTCGAGGCGTGGTGGCGGCTGCAGACCCTGGGCGTGATCGAGAACGTCGCGGTGCTGCCCTCATCGGGCACCGAGGATCTCGCTTATCTCGTGGTTCGCCGCGTCATCGACGGCGTTACCCGGCGTTTCATCGAGAAGCTGGCGTTGCGCACGGATTGCGTCGGCGCCGCGCTCAACAAGCAGCTCGACTGTGCGCTGGCTTATTCCGGCAGCCCGGTCGCATCGGTGCAGCTCTCGTGGCTGCCGAACACGACGCTATCGGTATGGGCCGACGGCGAGTCGATCGGCAGCGGCACCACCGACGGCTCCGGCAATCTCGCCATGCCGGACGGGCGGAGCCACAGCAACATCGTGGCGGGCCTCGCCGGCGCGGTCATCACCGCGGCCGCGGCGTCCCCCACCGCGACCCTCGCGGTCGGGCCCCAATACGACGGTTATCCCTGCGAGGTCTTCGCCGACATCGGGGGCACCGGCGAGCCAGTGCACATCGGCTCCGTCGTAGTGGCCAACGGCGCGGTCACGCTGCCGAACGGCCGGCAGGCGACGACCATCACCGCGTGCCTGGGCTATGTCGCCCCCTTCATGTCGGCGAAGCTCGCCTATGCGGCACAGCTCGGCTCCGCGCTGACCCAGAAGAAGCGGGTCGATCATCTCGGACTCGTCATGTACGACACCCACTACCAGGGCATCCAATTCGGGCAACGCTTCGATGCGCTCGACGACCTGCCGCTCTACGAGGCCGCCCGGCCGACGCCTGCGGGCACCGTGTGGAGCGAATACGACGAGCCCATGATGGAAGTACCGGGCGAGTGGAACACCGATGCACGGCTCTGCCTGCTCGCCCAGGCGCCGGCGCCGTGCACGGTAGGCGGCGTGGTGATCGGCATGACGACGAACGAGAGAGGATGACCCACGGGACGTGCGACCGGGATGGATCCAGAGGAAAAGACGAGCGCCCGCCGTGGTCCGACCGTCCGTTTGCGTCCAACCATCGCTTCGGACCTGCCCGAGATCATCGGCGAACCATTACCGTACCGCATCCGCGCCATCACGGTGCTGGCCGATGACCGCGTGATCGGCATGGGAGGGATCGCGTTCCCGCCGCACGGACCGGTGATCGCATTCGTGCAGCAGGCGCAGGATGCGAAGAACTACCCCGTGGCATTCCATCGCGCGGGATTGCAGGCGATGCGGATGATCCGTGACGCCGGCATCATGCAGGTGATCGCCACGACGGACCGGAACAGCCCCGCCGCCATTCGTTGGATCGAACGGCTCGGCTTCATGCGGTCGGCCGTGCAGCCGTTCCACGACAAGCTGCTGTTCGAATGGAACCGTGCGGACGCCGAGGCATGCAGCGACGGGCAGGCCTGATCCATCGGTCGCTCCGATGTCTTCACGATCCAGCAAATCGCGAACGCATCCCCCTTCCCCGCGGTGCCGGCCCGGCACGGCGCAGTTCTCACACTTGTGCGCAGGAGACGCGATCTCATGACCACTCTCGATATCCGTGGCACCGTCGTGGGCGAGACCGCCGTTGCGATCAAGGCGCCCTGCCTGGTCGCAACCACCGGCGCCGACATCACGCTGTCCGGCGTGCAGACGATCGACGGCGTCTCGGTCGGGAACAATTCCGAACGGGTCCTGGTCAAGGATCAGACGACGCAGACCCAGAACGGCATCTACGTCGCCGGCTCCGGCAATTGGGTATTGGCGGCGGACTGGACCAGCAACAACAATGTCGTCTGCGGCACCATGGTGCTGGTGGCTGGCGGCGTCATCAATGCCGGTATCCTGTTCGTGCAGACCTGCACGGATAACCAGATCGTCATCGGCACCTCCAACATCGCCTTCGTCAACGAAACCGCCCTGACAGGGTTGTCGCAGAGCGCTACCTCGGCATCGACAGCCACCATCGGCACCGGTTCAAAGACCTTCGCCATCCCGCCCAACAAGAGCTTCGCTGTCAACCAGTGGGTGCTGATCCAGGAGACCTCGAACCCCGCCAACCAGATGCTGGGCCAGATCACGGCCTATAGCGGCACCGCGCTGGCGGTCAGCGTCGTCGCGACGGGGGGCTCGGGCACCCATGCGGACTGGACCATCGTGCTGGTTAACTCGGCCGGAGCCGCCGGCTACCAGCCGCCAACCGGTTCGGGCAACGTCACCGGGCCGGGCTCCTCGACCGCAGGGCATCTTGCGATCTTCGCGGACGGGACCGGCAAGGTGATCGCCGATGGCGGCGCCGCCGGCGCGCTCGCCAACCTCACGGCGCTGACCGCGCAATACCTCGCGTCCTCCGCGGTGATGTTCGGCGTCAACATGATCAACGGCACCATCGTTGCGTCGGTAGCGTCCAGCGCGCTCACTTTCACCATCAAGACGCTGGCCGGCAGCGTACCGAGCGCGAGCGATCCCGTATGGTTCGTATTCCGCGACGCGATCGCGGCCAACGGGGATTATTCCGTCATCGAGGTGACGGCGGCACTGTCCGTCACCGTGCCGGCGTCCTCGACCCTCGGCTTCTCCAATGCGACACCGGGCCGGATCTGGCTCGCCGCGATGAACAATGGCGGGTCGGTGTCGCTCGCGGTGATCAATTGCTTCACCGCGGCGAGCGGCGCCATTTTCCCGCTGGCGGGCTGGGGCATTGCCGGCGTCACCGCGTTCGGCTCCGGCGCCGACAATGCGCAGACCTTCTATGGCCCGGGCGCGCTTTCGAGCGTCCCTTACTGCGTGCTCGGCTATGCCGGCTACGAGACGGGATCTACGCTCGCCGCGGCCGGCACATGGTCGGCCGCCCCGACCCGGCTCGACCTGTGCCGGCCGGGCGTGCCATTGCCGGGCGCGATGGTGCAATCGATTTACAGCCTGAACTCGGCGGCGAGCACCGGCTCCAATAACTACACACCGTCTTCGACGGTTCCGACCGCTTCCGGCGGCAACCTCGTCGCATCGCAGGCCATCACGCCGTCTTCATCCGCCAACCTGCTGCGCGTCAAAGGCGAGGCGATGCTCGGCACCACGACCACCGCTGTCGTCGAATACACGGCGTTCCTGACCCAGGATTCCGGCACCAACGCGCTGTGCAGCACGGGCGCGACCACCTCGCTTGGAACGTCAGGGCCGTCGAAGCTGTCCCTTCTCTACCAGGCGCTGGCCGCGACCCTGATATCGACGACCTTCAAGCTGTACGGCACCGCCAGCGGCAGCGTCGCCACCAACATCAACACGGCTAACGGCGGAAGCGCTTTCTACGGTGGCACGTCCAATTCCTTCATCCTCGTCGAGGAGATCATGACATGAGATCGAAACCGTGGCCGGCGCTCGCGGCGGCGGCATCTGCACTGCATTTGCTGAGCGCACCCCCGGCTCAGGGATTCGACAGCGGGCAATTCGGCGACGTGCCCGACAATGTCCGCGCCTGGTTCAGGAGCGTGCGTTCGCCGAACGGCGTGCCATGCTGTGACCTCGCCGACGGGCACCGCACCGACTACGACATCCGCGCCGACCGCTACTGGATTCCAAACCCGGCGATAGCGGGGGAATGGATCGCGGTGCCGCCCGAGGCCGTCGTCCACAATGCCGGCAATCCGGTCGGCGAAGCGGTGGTCTGGTACGTGATCCTCAACGCGAGTGGCAGGCCGGACGTCTATGTCCGCTGCTTCGTTCCCGGCGGCGGCGTGTGAATGGCCCGCAAGCCGCGGCCGCAACCCAAGCCCAAACCCAAACCGAAACGCAGGCCGTCCCGCAAGCTCGGGGTCGGCAAGGTTGTGACCTATCGCGTCCGCGGCAAACCCGACGATCCGCACATCGAAGGAGGTTGGTAATGCGAGAGAATTACGACCGCGAGCTGGCCGAGGTCCTCGAACAGGAGGGCGGTTACAGCAACGATCCCGGCGATCCCGGCGGCCCCACGAAATACGGCATCACCATCTGGGACGCCCGCATGTATTGGAAGCACGATGCCGCCGCGGCGGACGTGCGCGCCATGCCGCTGGATGTGGCCAAGCAAATCTACCGGTCGAAATACTGGGACGCGATCAGTGGCGACGATCTGCCGAGCGGCGTCGATCTCGCCGTCTTCGACTACGGGGTAAATTCCGGCATCCACCGCGCGGCGATGATGCTGCAACGCCTGATCAATGTGCCGGACGACGGCATCATCGGCCCGGTCACGCTGGCGGCCGTCAAGCCTTTTGATCCCGCCAGGCTCGCCGCGGAAATCTGCGATGAGCGGCTCGCCTTTCTGCAGGGCCTCCGCACGTGGCGCCTGTTCGGGCGCGGATGGGGGCGCCGTGTCAGGGAAGTGAAAGCGCTCGCGCTGGAATTGGCGACGGGCCAATCCAAGCCCGAAAGCGGGGCGGCATGATGCCCACCACCGCCCAGCGCAACGCTGTCTATGACGCCCTCAAAGGCGACATCGACCAGATGGTGACCGATCTCGTCCCATCCTTCCTGCAAGACGAAGTGATTCAGCAGGTCACCGGCGACCGCGTCCTCAAGCTCGTCGATGACGCACTTACAGCCTACGAGAAGACCCTGCTCCCAACCGAGAAACCATCATGAATACGATCATCACCAACTGGAAAACCACGCTCGCCGGGATCGTCCCGATCCTGGCCGCCCTCACCGATCTCGCCACCATGGCCTCGTCCAGCTCATGGAACGGCGATCATCTGCTTGCTGACCTCGCCGCACTCGGCACCGGGATCGGCCTGATGCTCGCCAAAGACGTCAACTTTACCGGCGGCGGCGAGCAGCACGTCGCCGGCGATCCCCGGTTCTCGACCCCGTTCAAGGGCGCCAAGGACAATCGCTAATCGCGCCCCGCGTTTCCGGGCAAACCCAGGAGACCACCATGTCCGCAGTATCCTCCTTCCTCAGCGCTCTCGCTCCGCTCGTCACCTCGAACAATCTCACGGCGGCAGCCAATCTCATCGGCTCGACTTTCGGCAACAACGCCTGGACTACGGTCCAGCCTCTGTTCGCACAACTCCAGGTCGTCGCCGGCACTCCGGCGGCGGCGTCCATTTGCGACAAGATCGCCAGCACCCCCGGCGTCCCTGCCGCAGCGGTTGTGCTCCTGGAGAAGATCCCGAGCCTCACCGACCCGCTCGCCTTCCAGCAGTACATCGCGACGGCCGAGCAGATCATCCAGAACAGCGGCACCACGCTGGCGACGGCGCTCACGCGGGTGCAGCTCCCCGCCGCATAACGGTGACGGTCCTCACCATCCTGACGCTGATGCTGCCGCTGCTCCAGAAGGCACGACCGGTCATCGATCGGACGGGTGCAGGCTGCGGTGTTGCGGCAGCTTGCGGCTGCTGAGCGCTTGCCAAAGCGGCAGCGCGCGAAGCCTGTGGTGCGGTCATCAAAGACGGCGCCTGCCATTGTGGGATTCTCGGCGGATGAGCCGCGGTTCTGGAACCGCCGGAACTCCAGGAATTATTGAAGGTATGACCGCGATGGCTGACCGGGAATACGAAAGACAGTGGCATCTCGACAAGAAGGTGCCGCTGGCCCTCATCGTCACCATCATTGCCCAAACCATCATAGCCGCCTGGGCCGCATCGAACCTGTGGACCCGCGTCGGCGAACTCGAGCACAAGGTCGAGATCGCGGCCCCCCAGGCCGAACGCATCATCCGGCTCGAAACCAAGGTCGACGGCATCACCGGCAGCCTGGCCGAGATCAAGACGCTGGTGAGCCGGCGGATGGAACCACGGCCGTAA